TCAGCTTACCGGAACGGCTTCCACTATTTCCGCTTCTTCGGGCAGACGTGACAACAGAAGTTCAGCCATCGCCCCGTTCTGTGGGATAAGGGCGGGAAAATCCGTCTTCCCGGGCTTATATATCTCTGTCGCGACATTGTAGAGGTCCCAGGCGGTAATCCGTTCCTTTGCCATGACCAATTTCAGCACTTCTTCCGTGAACTGTGATATCTGTCCTTGGTTCAGGGGATAGGTCTCTACGGAAGATGAAAGGTTCCGGTCCGCACTGTCGTGGGAAACACGCAATGCCGTCAGCAGCCCTATGTACATATATATTTCTTCCAAGGAGATAACCCTGCGTTTCAATCTTTGTATCCGTTCGATATCTTCGTTCATGTTCACCTCGAAATTAGCCATCCAACCGTCAACGGTGTCGAAGATTTCCTCCGTCGTAACCTTTCCTTTTCCATAATTGCATACGCTTCGCTCCGGGGAAAGGATACACTGGTTATGGCAGATTTTCACGCAAGGGCCTATCGCTGCCTGTACCCCGTCCTGATGGTAGGCTACGACGAGCGTGGTCGTCAGTTCATCGGTTTCCCAGTCCTTGATACGGATGGTGGTGAAGATGCGGCGGAGTATGTGCGCTTCCACCGCCTTCTCCCCGTGGGTCTGCTCCACTTGCGGGAGGATGCTTACACCGGGTTGCGTCTTGTTCCTGTTCTGTGCGGCGAAGATTTCCTCCACCTCGTAGTCGAGGTTGTACTTTTTGCAGATATCCATCATGCGTTGGATGACCTGGTAATGGTAGATGCCCTGTACCGGGTTGTTGTAGATGTCGTTCTCCTTGTAGGTACGCTGCAATGTCTCGAAGTTCATCACTTCGATTCCGTTCTTCTGGAAATCAAACTGCTGTTGTTTTTCCAATACTGCCAAATTTGCCATAATCTTGAAATTTATAAAGTTAATACTATATGGTTCCTTGTTGCTCCCATTGTTGCTGTCAGGTATGTATCTGCCATCCGTGGAACGGTTGCAGGGTTACAGCAAAAGACCTGTCCGGTATTCCATGGTAGAGCAGACCGCCCACGATACCGGTTCTTCCGTCGGGATAGCACTGCGTGAAGCCGAACGAATACGGGGCATGGTCATAATAGAGGGATATTTCACAGGGACGGTCGGGATTCTCCTCCCACTTTCTCAACCTGTCCAGACAGTTCTGGAACGAGGTGTCACCGATAGATTCGGCATAACGCTTTACATTCTCGAAATGTTCTTCATTCAGGATTTTCATGACTCTTGCATTTTATCTGTTAGACACGTCCGGCTCCGGGAGCCGGTATTTTTTATTTCTCGCCTGCCTGACTGTCCCGTGCCCGTATCCGGCAAGGTTCGGCGAAAGAAAATACCGCAGCCCCGGCGAGGATGATTTTCTTTCAGCCGATCCCGAAGGGACCTGACCTTGCAGGGTACATAGGGCACGTGACTACCTTTGCAGGAGGGAAATGAAACATACCATTTTGGTATGGGCTTTCTGACTTTGTTCCTTATTCATCGTATGACATCATTTATTATCTCTTCCTCGTCTGTTTTCCCTTGCAGGAATGCCAGCAGGCGTGGAAAAAACAAGTCCGTGCAGTCTGTCCCGGTCTGGGAACTTTCACCGCCTTTCGTTGCACATGTGGCAAACCTGCCCAGCCCCAGGCTTTGCTATGGAAGTACGATATGGAAAGTGAGATTTTCCGTGGCATTGATATGCAGTCCGCCACGATAGGTGTAGAATGTTCTTGGCTTGCCGTTATCCGTTTCAAGGGTTACTTTCCTATACCCGTTCATCTTCAAAAGTTTTATCAATTCTTGGTTGGTCATAATCGGTTGTGCTATTTGAATGTGTTACATTGATTATTTCGTATGGCTTCCACCGCATGGCGTATTTCATGTTCCTGCACCATATCGGAAAGGATTAAGTTTCAGGAACGTGATTCAGAAAAGCCTGGTAAGCGGTAATCGCCTTGTGGCAGCCGGAAAAATCGGGTGTGCGGCAACCACGCTTCTTGTAGAAACGAATGCTCCCGGACTTATTCAACCCGCATACATGACGGTTCAATGTCCCTTTGGTCCGTATATGGATTTCGAAGCCGTCCCGTTTCGTTATTTCAAGGAACATATTCGCCGGAATATATTCCCCATTCAGAAACTTCTGTTTCCCTTCGTCAAGTTCCTGTTGCCACTTCGCTTCCTCCAGCCTGCGCTTCTCTTCTTCTTTCTCTTTTTGTTCCAGCCGTCTTTGCTCCTGCTTCTTCTGGTACGCTTCACGGGCTTGCAGCAAAGGAACCGTATCAAGCCCGAGTTCTTCAAAGACACGGATAGACAGCAGGGATACATGGTTCCCGTTTTCCGCATCCTGAAGCGTATTCGCGATCCAGTTTTTGCAATACCCGACAATCTTGTCTTTCTGTCTCTCCCTGCCAAGCGTTTCCCGGGAATACTGCCCACAGGAGAAATAGATGTCTTCAACCTTGCAGACTACATGGAAATAATCATAGTTCTCATTCCCGTATTCGTTCTTGTCCGATAACGAGAGATAGACATTTTCAGCATACGCTTCCAGCTCCATATACGGAGCCACGACGGTATTCCCGTCAAACTTGTATTTCAATACTTTTGCTTTCATGATTCATTCTTGTTTTGTCAGTCCGTACATATAGTCTGATATTTCCCTCTCGATATTGTCGTACATCCGGTTGAACTGTTCCTGGTATTCTTCCAGGAAAGCCCCGTCCGCATCGCACATATCTTCAAGCGTCTTTCCGTTCACGCGGCACAGTTCCATGTCAGCCAGTTCGCAGGCTATCTCGCCGAGCATCGGCCTCTCCTTGTCTTCGGGTAGCAGCCTTCCTTCTTTCAGGCAACAATAGTTGCGGATGGCGATTCGTAAAAAGAGATCGCACTCTTCCCAGCGTTTGTCCGGGAAGAGCGTAAATGCCTGCTTCAATTCATCGGGCTGTCCTGCCCACCATTCGTTCAAGTTGTTCGGTTCCATATTCATAAGTTTTTAGTTGGTTTGCGTCTGTCCGGCCTGCCATTGTCTATGGGCGATGATAAACTCCTGCCGTTCCTGTTCCATCCTTTTTTCCGTTTCGGGAGTGTAACCGAGAAATTCTATGTACCCTCCGTTGTAACCGGTCAGTTTGCACCGCATACCGGCTTCCGAAAGTTTGTCTATCCGTTTCTGTGCGCTCTTGGCGCTGGAATATTGTTTCGGCCAGAAATAATGTTCTCCCGTGGAACCATAGGCATCCTCGCCGAGAATCAGCTTCCCGGAATATCTTTGGCTCGTTATGAAGTCAAAACGCGCCTTGCCCAAAGCCTGCCGCAGAGCCTTGTGCGCTGAGCCTTCGGGATGCTTGAACACATCCGGCTGTCTCTCCTTGCCCGGCAGTTTCGGCAGTTCCACCTTGTAGGGCCGCTTATAGCTTCCTATGCCCAATGTCAGGTAGAAATTGGTATGGAAATAATCCGTCATCGCATCGCTGTCGTCGAAGTTGTACGACATGACAAAGTCGCATACATTCATCATCACCTCCTTTGCACGGTCTGTGAGGTCGGGATTCCGCTCTATGTTATAGTGGTTGATGCTGTCCTGTACCTTGCCGGACTCCTTGGTGAACGCCTCGAAATCCGCGCTCATCAGTTTGATGTAAATGGAATGGTAGTTCTCCCGTCTGACAGAAAACCTGTATTTGGGATATGTTTCCTTGAGCCATGCACGTACCAGTTCCACAATCTCCGGGGTGTGCTGTCCCTTGTAATTGCGGCCTTTCCACCGGTATTCGTTATACACGTACTCGGTGTACTCCTTTGCCGTGGCCCCGGAATAGTCGTATTCATATCCGGTGGAACAGCCGGACACCACTGTAGAGTCCTTCCAAACTTCATAGAGCTTTCCAAACTCAATGTTCACCTGTTGCATGACGGCAGTGTCACCACCCTTGTCCGGGTGGTGCTGCAATGCCAGACGGCGGTACTCCTTCTTCAAGTCCGCCAGACTGTGTATGTTCTGAAAATAAGTCATAACCGTAAGTTTTTTATGCCCCAGCAAGGCGGTTGATGAAATATTCCTGATAATCAAGGTCAAGACCGAGATTGCAGCAAGCTGCCTCTATGTCGCCTTCCCTCAAGTCATTTGCATCCTGCAATTCGTGCAGGTATTGAAGTTCGGAATCCAGATATTCCTGCGCTTCTGTCTTGCCGCAACTGCATGAGTTGCAGATCAAGGTGATGATGTCTGTTCTCATATACTTGTTTTTTAAGAATTTTCGTCTGATTGTTTCTTGCGTATGGCTCTTCCGTCATAGAGCGCAACGGCACGTTCCACCAACAGTCTTTGGTTGTTCTCTGACAATTCGGAGTAGAACCGTTCTGCTGCGCCATAGATGGACTTTCCTGCTTGTGCGTTCCATTTCTCCCAGAAATGCTTGTACATTCCTCCGAACACGACCTTACATTCCTCCTTGCTCCAGGCGTTCCACATATAGTAGAAGAAGCTGGAGACTGCATTTTCAGCACTGTATTTCATGATTCTTCCGTTTCAGGTTCGACATTCTTTTTCCCTTCCAGTTGCTGCCATGCGGCATCATACATCCCTTGGAGCCAGTCGATGTTACTCGCTCCGAGTTCAAACGGGCTGTAACATTCCACTTCGTCACCGCTTTCTTTCTCTGCGGCAAGGACGGTCAGGCTGCTGTCCGTTACACGAAGTCCTGTTACCTTACATTCATACGGGTCTCCGTTCTTGCCAAACCATATCACCCAGACCGGATCGTATTCATATTCTTCCAAGAAACGTATTCCTTTCATGCAGTGAGAATAGAGCAACTGCCGTATGGCATCTATGATTTCCTTGCGTAGTTCCTCAATTCTTCCACTGAAATCAATGGCTTCGGAGGCTATTCCGTTTCTTTGGACCACGGAAAGGATCTGCATGTCAGGGTGGGTACCGAAATGCCAGTCCAGCACTTCTTCATCGTCAAGCGTCGTGTGGATATTGCCGCCCAAAACCAGCCCGCAATCTTCCGACACCATTTGTTTTGCTTCGTCGTGGTCTTCAGCCACCACCGTGTAAGTGCCTTCGAAGGCATACCTTACTTTTACATCGTACTTTGTCATAATTGTTATGATTGGATTATTGAATTGATACTTGATTTGTTTGCCCGAAAAATTGCCGGGCATTTAACATTGTATTGAAAGCCGTGGGATTCAGCCGATAAAGCATAGGCAGGTTAAGTTTGACCATCGGGTAGTCTACCCAACCGCTCCTGCGTCTGTAGCCTGTGTCTTCCGCCAGACTGTTTGACAGGATAAACTCCATGGCTTCGGGATTGTTGTTGATGTCTATAAATGCCTTGTCCGGCAATGCAAATGCAGGTTCACATTCCAGATTGACCGTCAAGACCGTGTATGGCTCGTCGGTTTTAGGGTCTTTCAGGCATAATGCCAACCAGCCGTTATGATACATTTCCGGTGCGATTGACAAATGCCGGTCATGATACGGAAAGGTCTTGCCGGAAAACGGACGGTTGCATTTTACGATTTCAAAATCATCTTCACCGGCTGTGAACGTCATCATCGGAAAGGAGACATCTACAAAACTGTCTTCTTCCTTGTAACAGAGATATTCTTTTCCTTCAGAGAGGATTATGGTAAATTGAGTGTTCATACTATTAAATTGTTTTGTGATTATTCATTAAGCGGTTTAGTTGGCTACCAGACTGACAGTGTTCCCGAAGAAGGAGTCATCCACGCCATATACGTGTTGTATGGAGTAATCGTATTTCGAGCGTTCCGCATCCAACCTGAAACGGTAGTCGCAGCCATTCTTTCTTTTCAACTTCAATGGCACATCCTGTTTCAGTTCCATTTCGAGCAGGCTTCCGCCACCGAATGCGGAACTGAAGAGTCCGCAACAGTTTCCTTTGGGGATGATGACCTCATCTACCGAAAAGTCGGCATCGTACAAATCTTTCAAACTCACCTTGCCGATATAGACTAACAGGTTCGCACTACAACAGGAATTGAGCATTTCCTCGTAAAACTGTTCGTAGGATACCTGTTCCTTGCCATCCCTGGATTTCCGGTTCGGGAAACGTCCGTAAACCTTGTAGCCATGCCCCGTCAGAAGTTTCTTCACTTTTGCCGGATTGAGGTTCAGGCAGTCTATCATGTCCCCGAAATAGGATTCAACGTACCGGTATCCGTTTTGAGATTCAAACCAGTTGGAGTTGATGCAGTCGTTATTGGAAAGCATCTCTACGCGGATGGGAATGTCATCCGTGTTGCTTATCAGCTCTTTCATTACGTTAGAATCATTCCGGCTGTAAATCTCGTCACGGATTTCATCCTCGTGCTCATCGAAAAAAGCATCGGTCTCGTCTTTCTTGAACTCATGACACCGCACGCATACTTCCTTTAGTTTTTCTATAATCTCACGTACCGCAGACCATTCCGTATCGCAATACCAGTCATCTACCTTTTCCCACAGACTATCGTCATTCCGTTTGTCAAGGCATTGTTGGATAAGGTTATGCTGGTTGTCGAGATTGTCGCGGTAATCCGTCCACACCAGCGTGTAGGACTGCTCCATGAGGGATTTCACGAAATCCAATGTAAGCGTTTTCTGTTCTTCCATTTGTCTTTACCTGTGTACGGCAGGGTTCTTTTTCCCGTACATGCCGTTATAAATGACAGGAGCGACCTTCCGGCTGCCCCTGCGTGATTTCCTATCCATACAACTCTTTCACTATCCTGTCGTATTTGCTCTTTTCCATCTCCGTATTCCGGTTGAAATGGAAACGTGCCGTGTACCCGTAGCCCGTTCTCGGCTCTCCGCCGCATTGCTGTATAGCCATGTCGATGTCCCAGTCGATGTCTCCGATACCGAGCGATATGCTTGTGTTTCGTAACAGGTTTCGGGCAAGCCGCAATGCGGAGTCCGTCTTGTTCTCCTTAGTGAGCTTGTCGAAAGCCATCATCGCGATTTCCTTGTTTTCTATCGTTATTGTACTCATATTGCTGATTAGTTGAATGTTAAACTGTCCCTTTGCCTGTCTCTGCTTGCCAGCATACCGAAATGGATGCTGAATATGCGTTGCCCGAAACAGACGGGTGAATTGTATTCCATGCGTTGCCACAGCGTGAAATGGTTGTCCGAGTAGGACCAGCGGAAATGTCCCGACAGGGAGCCGAAAGCGGGATTGACGTTCCTTCCGATAAGCCTCTTGTTCACATCCATGATATTGTTCGAGGTCAGGATGATGTTCAGGATTTCCACGAAGGCCATCTGCGTGAAGCAGTCTGTCGGGAATACCGGTCCGAGAAAATTGATATTCATAAGCGTTTGATTTTTAATCGTAATTGTCATCGAATACCTCGAAACGGGGAATGCCCGTGTCGAAGTAGTTGCCTGATATGCCCGGAAAGTACAGCAGGCTGTCGTCCCCGCTGTCCGGGCAGGGTTCATCGTCTATATAGGTCGCATTCCCGAAAAGTTCCAGGTAATGCGCTACCAGCAGGTGGGGGTCTTCCGTACTGATGTTGTGTTCGTAATGGGCGCACCAGTCAAAGAAACAATCCTTGTCTGTCTCTTCCAACTGTTCCATCGCCTCCCTTATCTCAAAGAAGTTGGGGCAAAGCCATTCCCTGTTGATAAGCGAGTCCGGGATTTCCTCCCATCTTGTGTACCTGTATTCCGGGGCTTGCTCTTCGGGGAAAAGGTCGGAACAGGTGCAAAGGAATTCCCCCATATCGCCGAAATCGGACATTTGCAGCAGGCTGTCCTTTTCCTGCCGGATGTCTATGAGATGCTGCGTGGTCACTGCCACTTCTGCCTGATTCAAATCCATAATCCTTTTTATTATAGTTAATGATGCGGAACCGGGGATTTCATTCCACAGGCTCCAAAAGGTCCGCGCCCCGGCTGTGCAGGTTTTTTCGGGGAAATACCGGAGCCTCCGGCGAGGACGATTTCCCCGAAAACCGCTTGCGGCGTGACCTTGCCCGGCCGGTAAGGGTGCGGAGTTACCTTTGCCTGTGGAATGGAATCTGCGGTTACTCATGTTTTTTTATTTTTAGCTTGTTATGCGCTGGCTTCCCCAGCTGATATGTATCCTGCCCTCCCGGTCGCGTTCCCTGACCAGCAGGCTCTCGATGACGGACATGGTGACATCGAACTCCTTGAAGATTTCCGACTGTTCCTTTACCTCTCCGCTCTTGATGAACTCGTTCAGCCGTTCCTTGGTAAGCACCAGCGCCATCAGGTTCTGCTCCACGGAATCCTTGTAGGTGACGTAATGCACGTCCTTCAGGTCTTTGGAGTCGAGGCGTATGAAACGGAAGTAGAACTGTTCCATCTTCGGGATGTTCCATTGGAGCGATTCCAGTATCACGTCGTTGCAGGTGGGGATATTCACCGAACTGCTCAGGCTCTGCTGCGTGCAGACCAGTATGCCGTTGACGGTGGAGTCGAATTCCGTCACGATGCTCTGCCGTTTCTTGAAGGCCACGTCGCCCTTGACCACGAACAGCGGACGTTCGGGAAAGCGTTCGCGAAGATGGCTTTCGTACAGGTCGAACGCCGCAATGGAAGTGCAGCCCACAGCCACCTTGCCGGGAATCTTCCGTATCAGCCTTTCGATGTACCTTGTCTTGTTCGGAATCCCTTCGCCGAAATAGCCCTCTATCAGGTGCGGGACGGAGCAGGCCTTGATGAGCAGCTTGATTTGCCGCATGAGCCTGAGTCCGGCATCTTTCTTCGTGTCTCCCGTGCTGTTGTAATACAGCTCGCAAATGCGGCAGAACTCCTCGATGATGACGCGGTAAACCTCGTGTTCGCCTTCGGACGGGCTGACGGTGTGGGTCCGTATCTTGTACTTCTCGCCTGCAAAGTCCCTGAACTTGCGGGTGATGACGGTCTTTCCGATAAGCTCCGCCAGTTCCTCTTTGTTATACACATCCTGGTTCTGTTTCTCTATGCCGAACACGGTGGACTTTCCCGGACAGTGGCAGGCACGGAAGAGCACATGGCCTCTGAAAGCCGGGAACGGCTCGCCGTAGTGCCGGTTCTGTTCTTCCTCTATCTCCTTGTCCCTGTTCTCGCGATAGATCCGACCACACCAGCAAACCATATTGACGGAGTTGTTGTACAGCAGTTCAAATTGGCTGTACAGTTCAGCAATGTTGTTGCGTGTGGTCGTGCCCGTGTCAAGTATCTTGTATTTCAGACGGCGGAAAAGGCTCAATATTAACCTTGTCCGTTGCGAGGACGGATTGGTTATTTCATCGGACTCGTCGAAAACAAGGCAAAGTTTCCTCGATGTGCGTCGGACGAATCCGGCCAATCCCCGTTTTAACTTGCCGAGCATGGAAGTGGAGAGGATAAGGAAAACTCCTTCGGGCACAGTTTCGAGGTCGGCATTGTTCCGTACCACACGGGATCTTTCCCGATTCATGGTCAGGAAGGGTATCCATGTCATATTGGTGGCGATGGCGGGTGCCAATATGATGACGTTTCGTACTTTGTTGAACTTGAGCAGGTATTTTGCCCGATGGTACACGGCTGCCGTCTTTCCGGAACCTTGCTGCCAGTTCAGCAGTGCGTAGCGTTTCTGCAAGACAAGGTTCAGGTCGTGTTTCTGGAGCGTGGTGAACTCGCAGGTATCACCGTCCTTGTTGATGAAGGTGGTGCGGTCGAGATATTCGGCCAGATGTTGGTCGGGCTTCATGTCGGCAAACTGCCGGTTCTGGATTTCATATTGCCTGCGTTTCTTGCGTATCAGCTTTTCCGCCGCACGTATCTGGCGCATGTTCTTTTCAGTCGGCAGTTCCGGTACGGGAAGTCCGGCCCGTCCCAGCACAAGGTCATTGATGCCTGCTGCCTTGTGCGGTACCTTGTCCAGCAGGCGGGGCGCGTATTGCTTCAGCTTGAACCCGTAGGAGGTCTTCACCAAGGCCACCTCCTTGCGTGGTACGACATTCTGCGAAGTGATATACCTGCGGATGATGCCGAGCACCTTGCCTGTGGTCAGTTTGTTCTTCTCCCACTGGTTTACCTGTTCGCGTGTGGCGTTTTCGGGAGGCTTCTGGTTGCGGAACTTCGTGACCAGTGCTTCCGCCTTGTCTATGTGCCTGTTCAGTTTGGCGTGGGCTTTCAGCTCGTACATGTACTTGGCGAGCTTGTACTCGAACACTTCCAGTTCCTCCTTGTCAATCCGGTTGGTCTCGCGCATCAGGTCAAGGCGCAGCCTGTGTTTCATCTGCCTTGCCTCACGGATGCGCTCTTTCAACTCGGCCATGGAGATGAACTCCTCCGCGTTGTAGGCCCGCATCTCGATATGCAGTGACTGGCGAAGGAATACCATTACCTTCGTGTTGAAATGGTGGACTCCGGTGGAGGCGAAAGCGTTGGGGTTTAATTTCGACTGTCCGATGAATGAGAACTGCTCATTGATACCCGCCACCCGTCTTTTCTCCCAGAACTCGCTCTGCATGAACGAGCAGGGCACGATGACCATCAGAATGCCTGCCGGATTGAGCACATCGTAGGCCTTATCCAAATAGAACTCCTGTGACAGCTTGTAATCAAACTTCAGATTGAAAGGCGGATTGCCGATGATGATGTCGAAGCGTTGCTCCGGGTAGTATTGCCGAATGTCGCATTTCTCGATATGGGCATCAGGATAGAGATGCCTTGCGACGGCCACAGCCTTTCCGTCGATGTCGAAACCATAAGCATTGTGCAGGTTCGGCAGGTGGTTGAAGAAATTGCCCATGCCGCAGCACATATCGAGTATCATCTCGGAAGAGGTCGGGGACAGCATGTCCGCCATGTCCCGGCATACCTCATGCGGGGTGAAGAACTGTCCCATCTCAAACTCCTTCTTCGCCTCCGCGTACTCGTTGTAGTTGGCAAAGTCGGACTGCCGCAGGTTGTGCAGCCCTCCGATACCTGTGTAGCAGTTGTAGATGCTTTCCGCCGGGATGAGGTCCTTGCCGGAGTCTATGGCGAAAAGAATCTTTTCGTTGACCTCGGCCCGCCTGTCCTGCGGTATCTGTTGGGGGATGATGGCATACATATCTTTATCCGGTGTTTATGGTTGGAAATGAAAACACCCCGCAAGGCGTTTCTTACGGGGTGTCGTGTGATTCTTCTCATGGTCAGTTCTCTTTTGACGTGATTTCATCAAGGCGGAGGCGTTTGAAGCAACTTTCGGCTGCCGCGCTGTCCTTGAACTTGACGTCGATACGACCGTTCTTGTAGAACTTGATCTGCTCGGCGTTGGTGGTCGTGAGGTCATACCAGTCATTGACGGATACATCGTTATGGTTAAAATGGATAATCATGTCCGAGCTGCCGCATAGTGCATCATCCGCACCGTAAGCGATACCGGCACATAGGTTTTCCAGGTTCACGCCATAGTTGTAACTGATTTGGCACTTGTTGTATTGCAGGTAATAATCATCGAAACGTATGACTTCCGGAAAGACAATCTTATCCTTCTTCAACTCGATTTTGGTTTTGCACCAACAGGAAGGGTGGACGTTCTTGGCAAATCTGGCAAGCAGTTCCTCCACCGCCGTTTCCCGGAAGCTCTTGCCGCCCAAATGTTCAATGACCGCATCCACGTATGTTTCATAGACCGGGCGGAAACCCATGCGGAGTTTCCTTTCGTCTATTTTTTGTTCCGGTACCGATACGTTATACGTCCTGTTAAAATAGGAGATGATACGGTTAGCAAAACTTACGTTGGCATTGCGATTCTTGTCCACCATGTCATTGAGGATGTCGAACGGTTTGAACTCGTTGTGCGAGTAATCCTCCCTGTCGTTGTGATAGGAATAGAAGTTACGCATGGAAACCTTGCCGTTCTCCTCGTAATGGAACTTCCGTTCCTCTTGGTATTGTTCCGCCTCTTCCTTGAAGATGGCGTACCAATGGTCGATCTGGTCAAGTGTCTTGTAGAGCAGGTCTTGTTGCTGCTTGCAATACAACCGGTCTTGCTCGGTGATTTTATCCATGTTTCTTACCTCGATGTTCAGGATACCTGAAAGCAGGTCGGGAGTGTTGCCGACCCTTGTTGATGTCGTTTGCATATCTGTTGGATTTTAATGGTTAGAAATTCTGTGGCTTGATGCGATAAATACGCGTGATATGTTGTTCCATGTCCTTGACGAGCTTGACTTGTTCGGGATAGCAGTTGAGTCTTCGCTCCATCGCCAAAGCATCAATCTTTTCCCACTCTTCAAGCGGAAGGAAGACATACTCCTGCCGGAAACACCATACCACGATTTGGTCTTCCCGATTTCCATTGAATACCGTTCCTTCGTAGTCTTGCAGGAATTGTTGGAAGTCCTCTTCATTGTGAAAAGCGATGTCAAGACTTTGGTAGAGATTCCTCGCCTTCGGGTCTTTGTGAAGATGGAAACGGCGGTAGGTCTCTGTTGTGAAATCGCCATAGAGCGGTTCCGGCTCGCGGTAAATCCATTGCGGGACTTTTGCCGTGAATGTAACTGCTCCGTGGGCGCACGCTCCGCAATGCCCCCAGTCCTTGAATGCCCCTTCCGTCCAACCGTTGAATTTCAGGTCATCCGTTTTTACATGGTGGAACGCTCCACCGCTAACACTCAGGCGGATATTATCCGCGGATTGCCATACGAACGGTACATACGGCTGTTCGCAGATTGAAAGCAGCCCTTTCTTCTCATCCGCACTGTCTATGAGTGCATTGCCGTAATAGTCCCCATGACGGCTGAGAAAAATCAGCCTGTCACCGACTTGCGGTGTGATTTCCGAACGGGTCCGCTCGATGAGTTCGACATAACGGTTGGCCATATCCACATCCTCCTGTGTCAGCCGGTGTTCACGGTCGTACAAAACATTCAGTCCTTTGAGCGTTTCGATACCATACTTGTTCTTTGCCTTCTGTAACATGACATTTTGATTTTTGTTTGTCCGGCTTTTCGGGGCCGGAGTTCCCGTAACTACAGGCTATAAAGGTCGTGTTCCGTACATGCAAGGTTGTCGGGAAAAATACCGAAGCCCTCCGGGGCGAGGATGATTTTTCCACGACACCCGGAGGGCTTGACCTTGCTATGTACGATAAGAACACGAGTTACCTTTGCCTGTGAGTTACGGGGACTCGGCTACGGTATGGCTGTTATGCCCGATATGGATTATTTATGAAATTCTTGTGAGATTATACCCGGAAAATTCCGGTATTCACAGAAAAAATACTATCTTTGCATACAGATAAAGAGTTATTTGAAAGCATGAGGAAATATGGTGATTCTAAACAGTTTACCTTTTTCTTATCCGTTGCCCGTTCTCATGCGAGTTTCATATAAATCACTGATAGTCAAATAAAATACTTTATACTATCACAAATATACTAAAATGAAAGCAAATCACAACTGACAAGGCTATTCATTATGGTACTTCTATGCTGTTTCCAATGGTTCAAAGATACTAAAATGAAAGCAAATCACAACACGTGGGATACAGACCAACTTTTGGTTAATGCTGTTTCCAATGGTTCAAAGATACTAAAATGAAAGCAAATCACAACTTTACCCAACTTTTATACTCAGATGCCAAAGCTGTTTCCAATGGTTCAAAGATACTAAAATGAAAGCAAATCACAACTGCGACATCTGAGAATAATATTCAGCAGCCGCTGTTTCCAATGGTTCAAAGATACTAAAATGAAAGCAAATCACAACGTCTGGTATCTTTACTTATCAAGAATGATGCTGTTTCCAATGGTTCAAAGATACTAAAATGAAAGCAAATCACAACAGATGGCCAGTTGCTGGTTACTGATGCTGAGCTGTTTCCAATGGTTCAAAGATACTAAAATGAAAGCAAATCACAACGGATTGACTTTTGATTGAATAGAACACAAAGCTGTTTCCAATGGTTCAAAGATACTAAAATGAAAGCAAATCACAACTACTTTGGTTGCTAATCTTTCTTCGTTGAAGCTGTTTCCAATGGTTCAAAGATACTAAAATGAAAGCAAATCACAACCCGTTTGGCTGCTGCGTCATTGATGAAATGGCTGTTTCCAATGGTTCAAAGATACTAAAATGAAAGCAAATCACAACAACAGATTATGGATAAAATGTCTGATGATGGCTGTTTCCAATGGTTCAAAGATACTAAAATGAAAGCAAATCACAACTAATATTCAGCAGCCTTCGTACTCAATTCAGCTGTTTCCAATGGTTCAAAGATACTAAAATGAAAGCAAATCACAACTTCTGCAGGTAGTCAAACTCCTTGTCGGTCGCTGTTTCCAATGGTTCAAAGATACTAAAATGAAAGCAAATCACAACTCTCCGTTGCCGGTAAAGATGAAACCGCCGGCTGTTTCCAATGGTTCAAAGATACTAAAATGAAAGCAAATCACAACTACAAAAACTCATTGATATCGGATATGTCGCTGTTTCCAATGGTTCAAAGATACTAAAATGAAAGCAAATCACAACTTCTGGTATTACTCAATCTATTGGTTCTGTGCTGTTTCCAATGGTTCAAAGATACTAAAATGAAAGCAAATCACAACTTCCGGTATTGCCCAGTCTATCGGTTCAGTGCTGTTTCCAATGGTTCAAAGATACTAAAATGAAAGCAAATCACAACTTTTAACGAGTCTTCCAAGCAAAGTATATTGCTGTTTCCAATGGTTCAAAGATACTAAAATGAAAGCAAATCACAACGCAATTATTGCAGCTGCTGTTAGTCTTCTTGCTGTTTCCAATGGTTCAAAGATACTAAAATGAAAGCAAATCACAACCAAGAGATGCTTCTTCGTCAAATGTTATTCGCTGTTTCCAATGGTTCAAAGATACTAAAATGAAAGCAAATCACAACTGCGTCTTCCCGATATACATAAACTATATTGCTGTTTCCAATGGTTCAAAGATACTAAAATGAAAGCAAATCACAACATGATGACCTTTTGAATACGGTTCGTTCTCGCTGTTTCCAATGGTTCAAAGATACTAAAATGAAAGCAAATCACAACTCGCAAACTGTTCTTGAAAATGTATCTAAGCTGTTTCCAATGGTTCAAAGATACTAAAATGAAAGCAAATCACAACTAAAAACTCTCAGCATCTAACTGGCGATGCGCTGTTTCCAATGGTTCAAAGATACTAAAATGAAAGCAAATCACAACTAACATAACCGTCAAACTGGCGATTGATTGGCTGTTTCCAATGGTTCAAAGATACTAAAATGAAAGCAAATCACAACGTGTGTGTGCGTGTCTGTGTGTGTATTAGTTTTCCAAAGATAGTGAATCTTAATAAGAATCTCTCTGATTTCCCTACTATTTGGTATCTTTACACGCTTTTCTTTATACATGAGTACTGACTATAAATAAATCATATTGTGGAAATAACCCAACGCATTCGTCTCCTCCTTTCCGAAATGAACCGGGGAGTATACGAAAAAGAAACTGAAATAAACCTCTCCCTGCTGGCAGCTCTGGCAGGCGAGAGCATTCTGCTCCTGGGACCTCCGGGAGTAGCCAAGTCAATGGTAGCCAGGCGGCTAAAGTCGGCTTTTACAGATGCCCGTGCCTTTGAATACCTGATGTCCCGCTTCTCTACGCCCGACGAGATTTTCGGTCCTGTCAGCATTAGCCGACTGAAAGAATCCGACAAGTATGAACGTGCCATCGACGGCTATCTGCCCACAGCCGATGTCGTGTTTCTGGACGAAATATGGAAAGCAGGCCCTGCCATACAGAACACTCTGCTGACCGTCATCAACGAGAAACTTTTCCGCAACGGCGACAAGGAACTGCATCTCCCCCTCAAACTGCTCGTAGCCGCCAGCAACGAACTGCCTGCCCAAGGCGAGGGACTGGAAGCCCTATGGGACCGCTTCCTCATCCGCATTCTCTGCACCTGCGTCAAGCAGGAAGAGTCTTTCTACAAAATGCTGCTGGACGATTCTGCCGACCATCCGGAAACGACTGCCTGCGAATGGCAAATCTCCGACCGCGAGTATGACGAATGGCAAGCAGAGATACGCCGCGTAACCTTGCCTCTCGATGTTCTTTCCTGCATCACGGCCATTCGCCACGGACTGACAAGCGTAGAGATGCAAGACTCCGACCTGCGCCGCAATGTCTACGTCAGCGACCGCCGCTGGAAAAACATCGTGAAGCTGCTCAAGACCTCCGCCTTTGTCCACGGCCGCACGGAAGTCTCCATGACCGACCTGCTTCCCGTCTACCACTGCCTATGGAGTGAGCCTGATGAGAGCGTTGCCATCCGTGACATCGTTATCCGTGCCTTATTCGTGTCCCACACCAAACAGATTGCCGGTATTGCTTCCTCGCTGAAATCCGATTTGAAAGTCAGCCGTGTGCGCGAAGCCCTCGACAAAGCCCGCCTTGCCGGCGACCGTAGGGACGATGACCTGCTGATAACGGACCACTTCTACTACCAGGTGGAGAAACATGGTACGGGCAACACTTACATCTTTGTCGTGGACTACAAAAATCTGAAGGAGTACAGCGCCAAAGATACCCCCACCTTGGGCGTAATGTATGCCGACCCCCTTAATCCCAAGCGTACCATCATCCGCGCCTTTGCCGACACCAGTGCCATGAAAGAGGAAGGCACAGAGCGCGTCACCCTCTACCGCGACGACAAGCATCTTTACATCAACGGTGTGCGCTTCCCCATGCGACGCCTGCAACGGGGCGAGGAGCAACAACTCTGGCTGGGAAACCTCTCCGTCACCGACCGCGACTACGAGACAGAGCTGGACACCGCCGCCATCAGCATAGACCGCCTGGTGAGAGACTTGTCCGATAACCTTTTCGTCTCCGAAGAAGACAAAAAGAGCGTAGCGCAATACGTCTCCATCGTCCGTAAGGAGATAGCCTGGGCGCGTGTGGACATGCGCAAACTGAGATATGGAGACGAATAA